CATGTGTAAGTTCCCGTTGACGTCTTTCGAGATCTACGAGATCGGTTGAGTTGGCCAGATATCTTTCAATCTGTTTTTGTTGCCAAGACATTGTAGCTTTGTAACTAAACATTCTTTTCATCCAAGCAATCATTTGCCAAACTCCTCGTGAATTTGGTCGATTGTTTTTTTGTTAAGATCGTTTAGAATTACCCAGTAGTTCTCTCCATTGTATTCATACTTGGAGAGCTGCTCGGCTACGTACCGATTAGCTGAAGTTTGCCGTGCGACCATGTAACCGATCATCACAGCTTTTAATGTGCCTTTTAATCCACTCCAGAATCCTTCAAGCAGACTCGTTGAGTAGTTGATTACTAGTGTTGTCATTTTGTTCCTCGTTTTTTCCGATTGAAATTTTACGAGGCTGCTTTTCTTGTGGCAGAACGACTTCAAGGTTGACAGCCAAGATTCCGTCCTCAAGATCTGCTCCGATGACTTCGGTATATTCCGATAGTCTGAATGACTTCTTCCAGTTCTTCGCACTAATACCTTTATGAACATACTTATCTTGTTCACGACGTGAAGGTCGCTGACCTTTAATAGTCAAGACGTGATCTTTTACTTCAATGTCAATATGTTCTTTTTTGAACCCAGCCACAGCCATCTCGACAGTGAACTTCATGTCCTCGTCTTTGACTACGTTGTGTGGTGGGTAGGTATCCTTCGCATGCTTGTGAATATTCTCAAGCTGATCGAAGATGTGGTCGAAACCGATAAAACCCGAACGCGGGTATACTAATCCAGTCATATGTTCCTCCTATTGACTAGCAAGGTAAAAAGCGACACCCCTTTCGGGCATGTCACTTCTATATATAATAGTTTTTTTATAAATGTAAACCCCTTACCACAATATTCCTGTTTCTTTTACCTTTGCTCTTTGTTCACAAAGATATTCAATATTTACACTGATTCGCCAATCGGGGCTTTCTTGAACTACTGGTCGATGTTCCATCCAATAAGGAAAGAGATAAAGATAATTGATTTGTGGCTTAAATTTATATGATTGGGCGTTCATCATCAGTTCTAGTTCTCCACCAACCTCTGGCGGATTGATATAGTAAACTGCATTAATAGTTGATGTTGTTACGTGGTTGTGCCAAACAGAATTATAGTATTGATTATTCTGAACATATATCCAAGTTTTGATTTCGCTAAGAGGATTACTTACCCAAAACTTATCCTCAATTATTTTCAGAAATTTATTTTTAATTGTATTTGTATACACCGGATCATCAAAGAGAGTATTATATCCACTCCCTTCTGAATTGTTTTCAATCTTATCATGCATGAATTTTTTTATCATATCACCTTTATATGCTTGATTGATTTTATCAACTTCAAAAGGTACAGACATAATATAATTGCTAAAAAGATTCATTAATTATTTTTTACCGAACACATAAGAAGACCAAATTCGTTATTAAATTCTTCAATTACTACTCCTTGAGAAATTAAAAAATCCATAACCTGCTGGACTGTTCCCGAAACCGGATCTGTTTGGGTTGACTCCTGACCATATTTTCCAGACCATTCAATGAACATTTTCCCGCTGTACGATAGCTGTTCTTTCCAGGTCTTAATAGTTTCTACTGGTTCAAAACTATGATCAAATGCGTTACTATAAAGAATATCAAACTTAGCAATCCATTGGGATTTTTGTTTAGTGAAATCGTGTTGAACAGTCATGTCAAATTGATTCGCAGTCTCACTAATTTCTGTTCCGATAATATACGCATCAGGATAGTATTTCTTAAATACTTTTTGTTCGCCGCCATTACGAGTACCATGACAAATAATATTCGATGCGCCTAACTTCTTACTTTTAATCCACTGAACATGATTTTCCTTTTTGAATTCCCAATGGATCTTTTTTTTATTTGCTGCAGTCTGATCTTCTACATATTTTTCATAACTATCATAATTATAGACCCGAAGCATTATCTATTACCGATATTATACTTTGGGCAAAGTTCCCAATCATTTTTTTCTTTAAAAGGAATTATTTTAATCTGACGTAATGGGGCAAGAGGTTCGATCTTTCCCTTACCTTCAATTGTAACTAATCCCCAATCACTCATTAGCGTAGCAATTGTATTTCTACGTGCAATATCATTTTCTTCTAAATTAGATTTCTTACCGTCAAGTAAGAATAACTCTTTGAAATGCACAATAAAGTATCTACCTTGCTTATGCAAGATGTGACATGATTGATACAGTTTATTATCTTTTCGGGATGCAACACCAATACGTGTTAATGTTTCGCGAACCTTGAGAAAATCGTCTGGCTCGTTCAGAGTTACTTCCAGCATTGAGCCTGGAGTCCACTCTATTAAATTATTTTCTTCCACCTTTGTAAACCTTCTTCTTTAATTCATCAATATGTTTGGATGTGAGAAGGGACAAGGCTTGGTGGGCTTTTTCATTACTATACCCATAATATTCCTTGACAACTTCCACGTCACTTACGGTTTCAGGTTTGTTCCATTTTGAAAACCGTTTTTTCTTTCTAATAATATTTATAAAAAAGTCAAATTGTAGACGGTTATCAAGATGGTGGTGTTGGTTCATCTCATTTGCAATCAGAGCGGTATCATTAAAATAGGAAAGGCTACGATTAACCATAAAAGGATTGTACGTCTTTTCGGCAAGATCGTCAACCATAATATTTTGTTTGGTGTAATTAATTGCATTCAGATACTCAAAGGGATTCATGATTCATATACTCTATTATGTGTATCATTACAACGTACGAAAGTAGCACACTTACTCATGTGCTTCAATCTCACTGCGCCAATGTATGTACAGGCAGATCTTAGGCCGCCAAGAATATCCTGTACAGTTTTATTTATATCACCACGGTAAGGAATTTGTACATCACGACCCTCTGAAGATCTATAATCTTTTAATCCGCCAAAATGTTTTACGTTTGCCTTATCAGAACTCATTCCGTAAAATTCTACAAACTTTTTGCTTTCTATGACTGGGCTGTATGTTTCATTTTTCTTATCAAACCATTGCTCTCCAGTAGCATAGTACTTAGTAATTATTTCTCCACCGCCTTCATCGTGTCCAGCAAGCATACCACCAAGCATAACGAAATCAGCACCAGCGCCAAATGCCTTGGCAACATCTCCAGGAGTTGTACACCCACCATCAGCAATAATATACCCACCAAGGCCATGAGCAGCATCTGCACATTCAATGACCGCACTAAGCTGGGGATAACCAACCCCCGTTTGAATTCGGGTCGTGCAAACTGACCCTGGCCCAATACCAACTTTAACAATGTCTGCTCCATTCAGTATTAATTCTTGTGTTTGATCTGCTGTTACAACGTTACCTGCAATAATAACTACGTTTGGGTAACAGTGTCTAAAGTTTTTTACAAAATCAGCAAATCTTTTTGTATAACCATTTGCTACGTCAATATTAACGTATTTAATACCCCAATCAGTTTTTTCATACACCTCAGCAAATTTATATTCATCATCGTCGCTAATACCTAGGCTGTATGCTGTATGGGTTTTTGCTTTATGGGATTTAAAAAATTCAATATATTTTTCGACGGAATACGATTTGGTAAGACAAGTAAATAGTCCTAATTTACCTAGTGCTTCTGCCATTTCAAATGTTCCAACACCGTCCATGTTGGCAGCCATAATTGGAATACTGTAATATTTTTCTCCGTTATTAAAAGTAAATTCTCTTTTAACTTCTACATCTTTTCTTGATGTAAGGACAGACCTTTTCGGCCGGAGTAAAACGTCCTTATAATCTAGTTTTACATTTTCTTCAATAATCATTACGCAAACTCCACATTCGCCATTATCTCTGTCATACAAGCAACCACATTCAATTCATGATCTGCAACGAAAGCTTGTTTATACTGATAGTCGGCAAGAATAAGAACGAGTTGGGGAATTGATCGGGGGTTTAGTCTATCGTACATCTGGTCGTAGATGCCACGAAAGATAGCTGATGCGTCAGTATCGATATTGTTAGTAACCCACTGACGCATCTTCTTAAAGTCTTTATCTTTTAGGTAGGTAAAAAGTGAATCAAAGGATCCAGTATGATTAGTAGACCCAGTAGCCACAATGCCCACCATGCTTTGTCGCTGAAGCTCATTAAGTATACGCCTCCAATCAGGTGCATGTTTCATAATTAGATTAACAACAGTTTGTTTGTCATAATCTACGTTTTCTTGTCGTAGGATATATTCTGCACGTGCCATAAACTGTTCGCACAGAGTAATCATATCTTTTTTAGAGGTATTGAATTCATACACGCCGCACCGTGAATGTAATGGTTCAATAATTCTATTTTTAAAATTGCAGGTTAGAAGAAAACGACAGTTGTTACTAAACTCCTCAATGAACCCCCGCAAAGCCGGTTGTGTCGATTGTGGATTAAGATAATCTGCCTCATCGAGAATGACAACTTTATATCCTCCCTGCAAAGATATAGATGAAGCGAACTGTTTAATTTTTGTTCGCAATGTATCTATATTGCCTTCCTCAGAACCATTGATTAAAATATAATCTAATTCTAATTCATTGCAAAAAGCTTTGGCAACGGTTGTCTTACCAAGACCAGCAGTACCGGTGAAAAGCATATTAGGCAGTTCACCGGTATCTACTATTTTCTGAAATACCTGCTTGAGATTATCTGGTAAGATAGTATCAGCAATTTTACGTGGGCGGTATTTCTCTACCCACAAGAAGTCGTTAGACATTCACAATCTCCATAACAAAAATACATTATATCACAAAAGGAAAAGATTGTAAATATTATTCTTCTTCTTCGTCTGCATCCATTGCAGCTTCTTGTTGCATCTGTTCACACAGTTGAACCATTTGGATACATTGATCACGAAGAGTACCAATTGTAGATAGTTCTTCGCCTTTAAATGCACCACGCTGGGTCATAGCATCGATAACCGCAATCGTGCTACGGCTAGTTTTGTTTGCAAGATCTTGCAGTTCTTCGACTTGTTCTGACATGTCATTATACTCCAAAAGTAGATGATTTTTCTAGTGCAATCCAATAAGTCACGTTCACTTCTTTATTTTTGAATTGCGTGATTAATTTAGATGAAATCTGAACTTCATAGTCACCTGGTAAAATTTTCAGATTACCAATACTAATTATAAAGTTAAAATTAACATCCGGTTTAAACTCGCCATCAACATCGATCGAGAATGTATTTGATGTAGAGTTTTGTGAGTCCACTACAGAAAGACTGAGTACGCCATCTTTACCTGTAATTGATACCTCGTTATGTCCTAACGTTGAAGCTGCACGTTTCAGTTTGTTCAGCGTATCATTTGTAAGAACAAAAGAGACATCAGGATCTGGCATAGTGATGTCTTTCTTTGATGTAGTTAAAGTATCTTCAGCAGAGAAGAAATACTTTACCTTGGACCTACCGACTGAATCCCCAACTGTGACATACTCATCTTTAAATTTAAGACGAGGCGTATCAACAAGACCAAGGACGCCGATAAATTCGTTCAGATCATAGATACCAAAGTCCTGTGGAAACTGTTCATCAACGATGGCAGTACCCAGCACGTTACGTGCTTCGGATATAGTTCTAATTGTATTGCCTGAACGAATAATTAGATTCTGGTTAATACCAGAAAAATTCTTTAGGACGTTTAACGTTCTATCACTCAGTTCCATAATGTACTCCAATTTATAATCATATTATTATACCACATATCTATACCATTGTAAACCACTAAGCTACCATTTTACTAAAATTCTTTTCTTTCTTAAACTCTATTTTGGTATTGAACTTACCATCGAGTATTTCTCCCTTGTGCGATATAACAAAGATGTTTGTATCATCGCCAAGAGTGTGTAGGATTTTCAGTAGGTTATCTACACCTTCATGGTCTAAGCTAGAATCGAATGTTTCATCAAGGATAAGAAGGTTAGTAGCTACACTGTTTTTCATCTTAGCAATCTGTCTCCATGTAAAGAGAAGCGCTAAATCAATACGTTGTTTCTCGCCTTCAGAAAAAGAATCGTATACAAATGTATCACGATGCCTGGACCGAATAGTTTCATTAAATGCTTCATCTAGATTAAAGTGTACATAGAAATCCAGAACTTGTAAATACTGGTTAACTAACTTATTAATCACAGGCAAATACTGTT